AGCCCCCAAGCAGCAAAGTTCTCAGGTTCGGCTGTTGGCATCCTTGAACTAGCTAACACTAAGCCAGTTATAAATATCCATGAAACAGATGTTACAGATGCTGAATTCTTCATGGGCATGTCTAACGGTAGCGCAGTTATAGGCACTACAGGCAACGGTCTGATGATTTTCCAGACTGGTACTAGCAGCGCAAGCGAAGCCATGCGCATAGACTCCTCAGGCGCCCTTCTTGTGGGTAGTAGTGACACTACTTTAGGTGGATCAAGTGTCATTGGGGCTGGTGTGGAAAGTTCTCACACAAGCGCCTCACAAACCATGACTGTATATAACAGTTCTACCTCTTGCGGAGCGAACGGTATTTTTGTCGTGGAAACCGCCAGAACCGCTAGCACGGCGTTTGATTTCTTTAACTGCTTTTCCAACAATGTTGCAGACAAAGAGTTTAGGTTCAAAGGTGATGGCAATGCTTTTGCAGACGGTTCGTTTACGGGCGGCGGTGCGGATTACGCCGAGTTTTTTGAATGGTTGGACGGCAATTCCTCTGCTGAAGACCGAAGGGGTTATAGCGTAATTCTTGATAGCGGAAAAATACGAGTCGCCACATCTGAAGATGATGCATCTCAAATCATAGGTGTTATCTCCGCAAACCCCGCAATGATTGGCGATGGCGATCTGGAAAGGTGGAAAGGAAAATATCTGCGTGATGATTTTGGCTCGTATGACTTAGATGCAAACGGTGATAGACAGTTAAACCCTGATTACAATGAAGCTCAATCCTACGTTTCAAGAGAGGATAGAGTTGAGTGGGACATGGTTGGATTGATGGGCAAACTCCGAATCCGCAAAGGGCAACCAACGGGGTCAAACTGGATCAAAATCAAAGACATTAACGCAGGCATTGAAGAATGGCTGGTCAGATAATTTAACTGGAGACTATTTAATGGCTACTTTCACTTGGGTCATCTCGACCCTTGAACGAGACCTTTTACCCGAAGACATGAACGGCGCTGTAGTCGTCGCTCACTGGGTATGCAATGCAGAGCAGATAGACGGTGACAATTCCTTCCGCGCTCATAGTTACGGCACTTGTAGCTTCACGCCTGATCCCACGGCGTCAGACTATATCGCTTACGACGATTTGACCGAAGCTGATGTGATCGGCTGGGTGCAGGCTGACGTTGGTAAAGATACTGTCGAAGCAGGACTGCAAGCAAATATCGACGGACAAATTACACCAGCCACGGCTAACGGAGTACCTTGGTAATGAGCGAAGAACAAAAGATTGTCATTAACGACGAAGAGCATAACGTGTCAGACCTGACCGTTGAGACCCAGATGCACGTTGCGCGTGTTGCTGAAATACGGCAAGAAATTGCACGTTTGCAAATGCAGATCAACGAGCGTCAAGTTGTATTGAATGCTTACGGTGACGCTATCATCAATGCAGTTAAGCCTGCGGAAGATGAAGAGTCAGAAGCAGAAGTAGCGGTTCAGTGACACCCACTGAGAAAGCCATAGCGCAAATTGAAGCGCATGAGCGAGAGTGTACCGTGCGCTACGAAGCTATCGAAAAGCGTCTACAATCGGGTGAAAAGCGGTTTGACCGGCTTGAAATGATGATTTGGGGGGTCTACGTCACAGTCGTTGTAGCTGTAGCTTTACCGCAATTTATGTGAGGTAAGTCCTATGGTGATCGAATCTGTCGCAGCGGCTGGGATGCTGCTGAACCAAATTAACCAAGTAATTCAACAGGTTAACGAAACAGGTTCGGGCGTGCAGCAGGCGATGGGACTGATCTCCGACTTTGGAGAAGCCCTTAACACGTTTGAAGTAGACCGTAAAAACTCTACGTTCAAGGCTCTTAGCCAAAATGACATCCTCAAAATACAAATGCTTCGTAGGCAGTATGAGAGGCATTGGCAAAGCGTAAATGACTTGCTTTTGGTTGCCGACCCGAAGCTCTTGGACGATTTCAAAAGGGCCAAAAAAGAACAGGAAGAAGCACGACAGAGGCACTTAGCGATGTTAGCTCGAAAGAAAAAAGAGCGTGCTATTCTTATCAGCCAGATTTTAGTAGGAGGAACGACGCTCCTGATTGGGGGGTCAATAGCGGTTGGAACCATCTTTATCGTTATTAAGATATTCGGATGATGGCCTTCTTGTTAGTCGTTGTCATTAACGGCGAGCCAATACCCGATCAATTCTACTTTCGAGACATTACACGGTGTAACACGTTTGCGTATTACATCTCGACGGGTAAAACTAAGATCAACAACCGTTACCAGATGCAGGAGAATGTGACGGCATATTGCATCCCGAAGCGGGTGCCAGCTAACACAAAAACATGGGACTGAAATGGCAGCAAAACGCTTAGAAGACGGCAGTGAGTACGCCGAATACGATGCGGATGGTGATGGCATCGTTACTGATGAAGAGTTGCAAACAAGCAGAGAGTTGCAGGAGCTGCGCTTGCGGCATGAACGAGCAGATGCTCAACGTGCCATGAGTTGGTTTGCGCTATGGGGAATGCTGCTCTATCCATCGCTTGTTGTTGTCAGTGAGTTCTTCGGGATGAACCAAGCTGCATCTATCTTGGGCGATATGGCAGCAGTTTATTTTGTCAGTGTTGCAGGCATCCTAGCTGCGTTTTTTGGCGCACAAGCATGGTCAAATAGGAAATAAATTATGAGTATTGTTGCATCACTCGTTGGGCCGGTCACTGGACTACTGGACAAGTTCATAGAAGACAAGGATCAGAAGAATGTGTTGGCACATGAGATTGCTACGATGTCTGAGCGTCACGCCCAAGAAGCTCTCAAGGGCCAGCTTGAAATCAACAAGATGGAAGCTGCACATAAGTCGTTATTTGTAGCTGGGTGGCGACCTGCTATCGGCTGGATCTGTGCGGTAGGGCTGTTGTACAACACTATTATCGCTAATGTGCTCGGCATCTGGGTAGATGTGCCAGAGGTAGATACAACGCTTTTAGTGCCCGTTATGATGGGCATGCTCGGATTGGGCGCTATGCGCTCCTACGAGAGGGTTAATGGCGTAGCACGGGAGAAGTAATGACTCAGCTAATAGACATGCTGAAGCTACACGAAGGTGTACGATCTAAGGTATATGTGTGTAGTGCAGGCTACGAAACGATAGGTGTGGGCAGAAATATCTCAGAGTCTGGCCTTGGGTTGTCTGATGACGAGATCGAATACTTGCTGGCGAATGATATAGCGCGTGTGAAGGAAGAGCTTGAAGACACATACTACTGGTTCAACGGCATCAACGAAGCGCGTCAGGATGCAATGATTGACATGTGTTTCAACCTCGGTCTGACCAGATTGCGCGGCTTTGTGAAGGCACTGGAGGCTATGTCGCGTGAGCAGTTTGATGTGGCTGCTGATGAGTTCATGGATAGCAAATGGGCTTCTCAGGTAGGCAATCGTGCTGTTAGAGTAACCGAGATAATTCGTACGGGTGTGTATAGAGAATGACGTTACGTAAAGTAGTCTTAAAGCCCGGAGTAAACAAAGAAGTCACTCGTTATGTAGATGAGCAGGGCTGGGCCGACTGCGATAAAGTACGTTTCCGTGCAGGGTTTCCTGAAAAGATAGGTGGGTGGCAGCAAATATCCGGCAATACGTTTTTAGGTGTCGCACGTTCTTTATTCAACTGGGTTACGTTAGAAGGCCAGAATCTGCTCGGTGTCGGCACCAATCTTAAATTTTACATAGAAAAGGGTGGAGTCTACTTCGATATAACACCTGAACGTACGCCGTCTGGCGTGTCTCTTACTGACCCTTTTACGACTGTTTCTGGGTCTACCACGGTGACGGTTACAGATGCCAATGGGGGTTACGTAAACGGTGATTTTGTTACGTTTAGCGGAGCATCTGCCGTAGGTGGGTTGACCTTAAATGGCGAGTTTCAGATAACGTACTCTACTGGCAACACATACACCATAGAATCAAGCAGTGCAGCCTCATCTTCTGCCACTGGCGGCGGCTCTGTAACAGCAAAATACCAAATAAATGTAGGCCCAGAGTTTGCCGTACCATTAGTTGGCTGGGGTGCTGGTGGGTGGAGCGAAGGCACATGGGGTAACGGAGCTGTGTCTACGGATTCATTGAGGCTATGGAGCCAATCTAATTTTGGAGAGGACTTAGTGTTTGGCCCTCGTGGTAACAGTATCTACTACTGGGATGCCACTAACGGGCTTACCACACGGGCAGTAGAGTTATCCGCTCTGTCAGGTGCTTCTAACACACCAACCAAACAGAACTTCATATTGGTATCTGACGTAAGCCGGTTTGTATTTTGCTTTGGTGCTAATACGTTGGGGTCTGCTGTACAAGATCCAATGTTGGTACGGTGGTCAGATCAAGAAAGTGTTGTAAATTGGACGCCCGCAGCTAACAATCAAGCAGGGGATTTACGTCTTTCTAAAGGGTCAGAAATAGTAACTGCTCTACAGTCTCGTCAAGAAATTTTAGTCTGGACTGATTCAGCCCTCTATTCTCTACAGTATGTGGGTGCACCTGCTGTATGGGGGTCTCAGTTGCTTGGAGATAACGTATCTATAGCCTCACAAAATGCCGCAGTATATGCTGATGATATAACTTATTGGATGGGTGCAGATTCTTTCTATGCGTACGATGGCAGAGTTAAAAACCTACCTTGTGCGTTAAAAAGACACGTTTTCAATGACATAAATCAAGAACAGGTAGAACAAGTTTTTGCAGGTACTAATGAGGGTTTTGATGAGGTCTGGTGGTTTTACCCGTCAAACAGTTCTTCAACTGTAGATAAATACGTTGTTTATAATTACGTGCAACAGATTTGGTACTTTGGCAGCTTGGCTAGGTCTGCATGGTTAGATACTGGTATACGCCAACTCCCCGTTGCGGCTACTTATAGTAACAATCTAGTCACGCACGAAGACGGTGTAGACGACAACGAAAGTGGCACAAGGGCGGCTATTACTGCATTCATTACTTCTGGTGAGTTCGATATAGAAGATGGTGATAGGTTCTCGTTTATACGACGTTTGCTTCCTGATATTACGTTTGAGGGGTCTACTGCCGAAAGCCCTGCGGCTACGTTTGAGCTACTGCCTTTGCAGTCGTCTGGTTCTGGGCGGAACGATCCATTGTCTGAAGGCGGGTCTAGCAGTGGTACGGTAACTCGTTCTGCTACGGTGCCAGTAGAAAAGTACACTACACAAGTAAATACTCGTGTGCGTGGTAGACAGTTATCTATAAAGGTACAATCCGCAGACTTGGGTGTGCAGTGGCAGTTAGGGGCACCTCGACTTGATATACGCCCCGATGGGAGACGATAGTGCCTGTAGATACCACCAGATATGACATAGACTTTGTAGCCCCTGCCCTGCCGAATCCACCACAGCAGTACAACCAGCGGGACTTCAATCAGTTTAACAATGCACTTCGGCTGTATTTTTCTCAGCTTGACAAAGCAGTGCGGGATGCTAGCACATCCCCTCAAGCACAAGCTGCTGGATGGTTTTTTAGCTAATGTCTAATCTGTACAGAAATGCCAAGGTAGATCTTACTACTACTAACGCAACCACGCTGTACACCTGCCCAACAGCAAAGAGAGGCATTGTTAAGTCTATTCTAGTGTCCGAGGACTCTGGTAACGCAGATACTATTACTGTAACTATTACTGATGCTGATAGTGCAGTGTTTAGCTTATTCAAGGTTAAAGCGGTGGGAGCAAATACCACAGTAGAACTACTTACCGCGCCTCTAGTGGTAGAAGAATCTGAAACATTAAAAGTTACTGCCGCCACTGCTAACAGGTTACACGTTGTTGCTAGCCTGCTGGAGGTGTCGTAATGGCTACCAACTTTGTTCAAGCATTTATTAATAAATACAAAGATGTATTGACGCAGGGTGCTAACTATTACGAAATAGACGATGTAGATAACGTCGATGACTGGTACGACGATACCTACGAAGATCTTATTATGCCCACGCTGAAAGATGTGGGGTATAGAAATACCGGCGGCGCTAAATTTAATCAGGGCGGCGGTAGAGGAAGAGACGGGCCATTACAAGTGTCTGTGTCACCTGAAAACTACATGAAGAATTCAGATGCGCCTGAATACCTTACTGACATATTTGACCCAAACAAAGAGCGAAATGAGGCCGAAGCTCAAAGCGCCTACGCGGTGCTATCTATTGCCGAGTCTCCTGAACAGATAGCTACTATTCTTGGTGGATACTACGGAGTAGATTTTTCACCTGTAGCACAAAAATTGGGTCGGTTTGGTGGCAACTTAAAAAGTCATACGGGTTCTTCAGAAGCACAACTTGCTGAACTTCATTCGTTTCTTGAACCTATTCTCCAAGAGCAGATACCTTATTTACAGTTAACTCGTGGGATGGGATACCAAGACGCAATAAAAACTGCGTTTGAAGAAGACCCAATGATTCAAGCATTGTACGGTAAGTATGATGTTGCCCCCATGCGCCAGACAAAAGACGGATCTACGTATCTATATGATCCATTTACGTACGGCGAAATGCGTACGTATGAGTCTAGGGATAGGGATTTTCAAAAAGCGTTTAAGATTGTTGCCTCCATCGCTGCTGCGTATTACTTGCCGGGGATGCTTTCAAATACGTTAGGTATATCAAAAGCCGCTGCTACCGCAGCAGTAGCCGCAGGGCAGACTGTTGTATCTGGTGGTGATTTTGATGACGTACTTAAAAATGCAGGATTAGCTTTTATTGGTGCAACTGCCGCTGAAAAACTAAGTAACGCTAAACAAGCCGCCGATACGGCAAATGCCGCAAACACCGGAGCTAATGCTACTGCGGCTACAGCACAAGCGGCACAAGCGGCAAACGCTGCTTACACCACAGCAAAAGTTCTATACGCAACTGCACAAGTGGGTTCTGGTGCTATTAGCGGTAATCTTGCTGCGGGCGTACTCGCGGCTTTTGGCCCAGATCTTACTAGCTCTGCTCTTAGTAAAGTGGGACTTACCCCCGAACTGCTTGATAGAGCAGGTGTAGACCAAGGCTTGTTAGTAAACGGCTTAGTCAGAACTCAAGTAGCTTTAGCACAAGGCATGGATGTTGACGATGCTTTGTCCGTGGGGCTTGGCACCTACATCCTATCTGGTGGGGGCATAGCAGGGATAAATAAAGACACCTTCTTCGAGAAGATGGGCGAGGTGCTACGTGACACTGGGCAGTCTCTGTTTGGTACCGAAGGCGCTGATCTTAGTAACGCCACTGCGTCATTAAATACTCTGTATGCGGATGACTATAAATATGGAGAGGGAGGGCTATCTGAACAGCTTGTTAAAGTTAATCCAGATATTTTGTCTGAAGAAATGTTGGTACAGGGCAGTGCCAACTGGCGGATTCAAGCTGATGGGACTCTATTAGATACAGAAAGCGGAACAGTATTAGATGCTGCAAAAGGCCACGCTACTGAAATTGCTGTTGTATTAAAAACAGGTGGGGCTAATGGCAATGTGGACTATAGTCAAGATGTTATAGACGCTGCACTGGACAATTTAAACCCGTATTTTAGTGACCCTGTAGATCTTGCAGAGTTAAAAGCCGCGACAATTCCAGAAGAACTACCGGAAAATTGGCGGCTAGCGTATGGGAGTTACGCAGATCTTGCTATAGACATTGAAAACGGTGTGTCTATTAAAGAAATACAAGCAAAGATAGATAACGCTCGTTTTGATCCAAATATAGGGTTGGGTATAGCTCCACCCACCGCAACAGACACATCAGGACTATCCGCTGACCAACGCTCGTATCTAGTAGGGAATGCCATAGATGCGATAGCCAAAGCCATGTATGAAGAGGATCGTAATAGCGGAGGTAGGTCTACTAGCTCAGATGATTTTAGGGCAGAGGCAATAGAAGCCTACCAAGAACTGCGAGATGACGGCCTTTCACATCTTCGAGTCATGGAAGAACTTGGTATGGATACGTCTGGGCGCGTGCTAGATGCCGTGCGTGCGCTAGACACTGCTGCTCTTGATGACTTGCGTGCTGGTGATGAACGTGAAGCCTACTTACGCGCACTAGGTTCAGTAGACGAAACCACAGGACGTTATCACGAAGACTCATTATACGAGAGTGGGATAGAACAAGCGTTTGGCCTCTATGACATTGCAAAACGTGCCGTAGATGCCGCAGCGGAAACTGGCGATGACAAATGGATTATCGGCACCGCTATTGCTATCGAAGCAGGGGCAGATGTAGCAAACGCATTTCTAGGACTCGCTGCGCTTGGAGGTATAGATCCTGAGTCCACTGAGCTAGGCAAAACGCTAAAAGCAATTACCGATATGACAGGTGAGAGCAAGCCTGAAGACTATCAAAAAGGGTTGCAAGATATAGAGCAGCGATTACAGGCCGCGCAAGATCAAGCAAAAGAAGAAGGACTTGGTACTTCTGATAGCTGGATTCTAGTTGGTAAAGCGATTATGGGCGCTGCCGCAGAAAATCCTACAGAGTTTGTTCTTGATTTCGTTGTTAAAGAAGCAGCTTCAGAAGTAATACCGTTTGTTATTGGTGGCGCAGCGTTTGGCGGGGCTAAATTAGGTGCCGCAGCAGCGAAGAAATTTGGCGATGATGCCGCTAAGAAGTTTGGAGAAAACTTAGATGCTAGTGACATAGCGGTCACTGCCACTATGTTAAGCGATGCCGCAGAAGAAACAGGTGGTGCAGCATCTTCCGGCTACAGCGAAGGGTATGCTGCCAAAATAAAACAACTCGAAGAACAAAATGCACGTATAGCTAAACTTACAGGTGTTGGCTCTATACCTCTGTCAGATGCACAAATAAAAGAAGCCGAAGAGTTTGCCACCGAAGTCGCACGTAAAGCAGGTATGGCAGGTTTTGTGCTATCTGTTGTGTCTGATGGAGCATTAGGAGGTAATGAGTTAGCACGAGGGCTGTTTGGCGATAAGACTACAAATGCTGGCACGGAGTTCTTAGAAAGTTTAATCAATCGTGTTACTAGAATCGGAGAAGGTGCAGGCCGAGAGTTTATGCTTGAGGGGCTGCAAGAGGGTGGCGTACAAGCAGTCATTGAAGGTTCACTATACGAGATAGATCCTGACCGCCCCATGTCTGCGTCCATAGCTCAAAACGCCATATTAGGTGCAATCATAGGTGGTTCTGTAGGCGGTGGTATTGGAACAGGTGCTGAAGCATCAGACATATTAGCCAACATTGTACAAAAGACTTCTCCCACAGTACGAGCCGCCATAGAAGGTGCTAAAAACGGCGTATTGGATGACGCGCAAGCCAGAAAAATACTTGCCGATTTCGGTATAACTAGCGATGAATACGGTGCCTTACAGACCAGCTTAATGAACGAGGCATTTGATGCCAACTACACTACGTTCAATGAGGCTAAAAGCGCATTTCAAGCTGAAAATCCAGACTATGAGCCTACTGAAGCTGACATACTTCAGTTTACTGGCAATCGTGCCGAAGACCGCTTAGAAGCAAGCGTTGCAGATCTAGTAGATCGCAGCTACATCGACGCGCAAGAAGTCATAGATGCCGCAGCTCGTGAGGGTTTGACGTTAACTGAAGAACAAGCTGCCGAATACGTACGTCAAACCGAATCCGGTCAAGCAAATACCGTGCTAGGGCAAATTCGTTCAGATTTTGACGCGCAGTACACCACCAGTAATGAAGCACTAGACTACTTTACGGGTATCGGATACGCCCCGACACAAGAAGATCTAGCCGCATTTATAGGCAAATCAGAAAAATATGCGTCAGATAATGTATCTGATTACTCTGAAAACATGCTAATGCTTCAGTTAGATGGGTTACTTGGTGATCCAAATACAACGTCTGAACAGATAGATAGACTCTTAGACCGCATTGAAACGCTTAACCCAGAGTCCACTGCACGCGAAGATTTTGGCGTAGGTGAAGACGGTACTTTACCCGAAGAGGATACGGGGTACGAACCACCTGAGTACGAAGCACCACCAGAATCAGAACCTGAGCCAGAACCCGAGCCAGAACCTGAGCCAGAACCTGAGCCAGAACCTGAGCCAGAACCTGAGCCAGAACCTGAGCCAGAACCTGAGCCAGAACCTGAACTCCCCGTCGATACTGACAATGACGGCGTGCCTGATGATTCTGATGCTTTTCCTGATGATCCAAATGAATCGGTGGATACAGACGGTGACGGTGTAGGTGATAACACAGATGCGTTTCCTGAAAATGCAGATGAAACTACGGACACCGATGGCGATGGTATAGGTGATAACGAGTCGGGCGTGTTGCTAGATCAGATAGCAGGTTCTGAAAAACGACTTACTGATCGTATAGAACAGCTACAAAGAGAAGGTAAAACTCGTGATGAAGCGTTAGCACAAGCAATAGAAGAGCTTGCTGGCGATTTAGGTACAACAAAAGAAGATTTGCTAGATGCTATATCGGACTCTGAGCTTTCTATACGAGAAGACTTCAAGGACGAGCTAGCTGATTTAGAGTCGAGCCTATCTGAAGATATAGATGATCTTGAAAAGAGCATTCTCGATAAGATGGCCGAATACGAGAAGGAAGGACTTTCTCGTGATGAAGCACTAGCTAAAGCTATTGAAGATGTGTCTGGCGACGTTGATACCGCTAAACGTGATCTTCTAAACAAGATTGACGAAGCAGAGCAAGCGGGTGCCGACAGAGATGCTGCACTAGGCGGTGCAATTTCTGACCTCGCTGAAGAGCTTGGCATCACAGAAGAAGCCTTGCTTGAGCGTATTGGTGAGTCTGAAGAGTCTTTACGCACAGCAATCGGTGAAACAGAGGCTGACCTTCTACGTGCCATTAGTGACACTGAGGGTGCACTGACCGAAGAAATAGAGGCCGTTGCCGATCTCGTAGGTAAGCCCGCTTCTGAAGTAACTGATGCGGACATTGACTTTGTTGCCGATCTTATAGCGCAACAAGAAGCACTTAATGACCCCGAAACATACACGTTTACGCAAGAACAGCTAGCCTATGACGTAACAGGTGATGGCGTTATAGACCAAACCGACTTGGAACTGCTGCAACAAGCTGCAACAGGGCAGGACGTGCTGTTTGATCTTGAGAGTAAATTTGCCCCTACAGGCATATATGCTACGCAACAAGAGCTAGCGCAACAGCAGCAACAGGCACAACAACAAATACAACAGCAGATTGCACAAGAAGCTCAACAAGCCAAACGTAGGGATTTGTTCGATCAGTTGATGGGAGCCGCAGATTTAACAGGGCAACAAGTTACGGTGCAACAGTCTCCGCTGGCTCAGATCGACTATCTGTATGATTTTGGTAGTATATTGGGGCCACAACAACGTGCAGGTATGTTTCCCACACCTTACGGTACAATCGACAGACCACAGCCAAGAAACACACCTTTTTTACCTGTTTTACCCCCTATACCACGCAAACGTGGGGGTGTGATAGATACAAACGAAGAGTTGTTACGGATTATTGGAGAAGATAAATGAGTAGTTGGTGGAATAATTTAGTCTCATCTGCGGCAGAGGCAGAATCTGAAGAAGATAGCGGAGGCTTTCTCAGTAGTATTGGTGACTTTTTTAGTAGTGATCTTGGTAGATTTGTAGGTGGTGTAGGTGGTTCTTTAGCTCTAAAAGAGTTTGGGCTTATGGACTCTAAAACACCTGTAGTTGGGTATCAGGGCAGTATTCCAAAATATGAAGCTGTACGCGAACGTGTACCCATGCAACAAGATTCTGACCGTAGGCCCGGATCAGGTGGTAGACGGTATTTTAGCGATGTTATGTATGCAGATCGTCCAGAGCGTCAGCCTATGTCTGTAGAGCAAGCGCGGCAACAAGCTAGAACACAAGCACAGGGGTTGGCAGCACTTAACATGCCTCCTCAAAAAGCAGCCGCTGGTGGTATAATTGGTATGAACAAAGGGTACTACTTAGGTGGTGCTACGGATGGTATGGCTGATAAGATTCCAGCAAGGATAGAAGGCGGTCAAGAAGCCCGTTTAAGTGACGGAGAGTTTGTTATACCTGCGGATGTGGTAAGTCATTTAGGTAACGGTAACTCCGATGCTGGTGCAAAACAGCTACATCAGATGATGACCAGAGTACGTAAAGAACGTACAGGTAATCCAAAACAGGGTAAAGAAATTAAACCTCAAAAGATGTTACCCGCATAAAGGCAATGAGTATGTATAAGTATGAAACTGGTGGTGGTGTAACTGTTCCTAATGATCCCAATGTGGGACAAGAAGTGGGTAGGTCAGGCGCATTAGCGGAGTTTGCTGGTGATTATGTTACTGGAATGCTCGGCAAAGGTGAGGCGCTTGCCAATCAACCTTATCAAGCCTATATGGGGCCACTAACTGCTGGCCCATCAGGAGTGCAACAACAAGCCTTTACAGGACTAGCTAATTTAGCCGTACCAACAACTCCCGCTACATTTGATGCGGCTGCTGCTCAACAGTACATGAACCCCTACTTAGAGGCGTCACTCCAACCGCAAATGCAGGCGGCGACTCGTGATGCAGAACGTCAAAGACTAGCAGATGCTAGTAGACTTACTCAGGCTGGAGCTTTTGGGGGTTCTCGACAAGCAATCATGGAGTCTGAAGGGGCACGTAATCTAGCGCAAAATTTAGCCAACATTCGTGCTACAGGGTATGCACAGGCGTATAACCAAGCTAGAGACCAACTAGCCGCTGATAGACGTTTTGGCCTAGAGGCATTAGGTGCCCAACGTGCTGGTGGGGCTGAACAACGAGCAATAGAACAAGAGGGTATAGCTGCTGATTATGGACAGTTTCGTGAAGAGCGTGACTTTCCTTTCAAAGGGCTTCAATTCCAACAGTCACTACTGCAAGGACTGCCGATTGCAGCGCAAACTTACTCATATGCCCAACCTAGCTCATTATCTACTATTTTGGGTAGTGCAGGCGGTATTAGCGAGTTTATTGATCTGATTACTGGTGGCAGTGGTGCCGGAACTCCACCCACGAATGGAGGTACTACCTAATGCTTAATCCACAGGGTTTAGGTGAAATAGTATCTCGCAAGAAAGATGCCTACCAGAGCAATCCACAAGCACTGCAACAACGCTATCAGCAGAGCCAAGAGCTAGTAGATCTCCTTGCTTTACAGCAACTTAAAAGCGAGAAAGAAGCTGCCGCTCGTAATATGCAGATGCAGATGCAGCAGAACCCCGCCACGATTGCACAGCAGCGTGAGCAAGAAGTGCTTGGCATGATTAAGCAGGAGCGAGGCCGAAAGCTAGGCGACGTTGCACAGCGCACTGCCGGTACGCTTGGGGAAATCAACAAAAGAGCGCAGCAGAACGTACAGCGCACTGCCAAGCAAGGCTTACCTGCTATGGGTGGCCCACAGAAGCCCGCTATGATGGCTGGTGGTGGCATTGTTGCGTTTTTTGAAGGTAGTGAAGAGCCGGTATCTGCGGTATCTGAGGAAGAAATCAGCGAGTTTTTATCCCGATTCAAACAACTAGACACCCCCAGAAACAGGGAGATGGCTAAAAAAGACATCCTCACACGTAAGGCACGAGAAGCTAGATCCGCTGCTAGAACTCAAGCATTAGCGGGTAAAATGCCCGGAGCCGGATCACGTCGAGCACAACGTCAGTTTGCGGAAGAGTATGACCCTACAGCAGCATTAGGTGGCCCTCCAAAAACAGAACCATCTGCGGCACCTACTAAACGCACAACACCTGATATGGGCGGTATGGGTGTACTAGCTCCTCAACTCCCCAAAGTTGAATCCGATGCTACGAAACCACAAGGAATTGAAGCTCTAGGGTTAGCTCCACCTACACCTTCACCTACTGTTGTGGGCACGGAGCGTCAGGACATGACGGGAACTCTCTTAGAAGATACGGGCATCAAACCCGAAGGTACTCGTGAAGACGCTAGAAAAGCCGCTGAAGCCCGCACCAAAGGTATTCTTGAAGCCGCTATTGGTCGAGAGGAAGGTAAATTGGGGCCGAAAGAATCTCAACTACAGCGTATGCAAGAGCTACAAGCGCAACAGACAGATCCTGCTAAGTTACGTAGAGAGCGACTTACAGCGGGTCTTTTGGGTGCTGCGGGTCGAGGTAGCACTGCCTTAGCTGGATTCGGCGCAGGTGCGTTTAACCAACGTGTGCAGCAAGAAGCCGCTGCACGTAAAAATTTGACGGATCAGTTTGGTATTGAGAATGAGAAGATCCAGCTTGATCTGGACATAGCAGGTTCTCAGATTCAATCAGGTCAAGATGCCGTTGAGGTTCTGGCTAAAGACCAACGAGCCGCTGCCGCTGCACTTCAAAGTGCCGCAGCGGACGACGTAAAAATAGCTATTGCTGAAGGTGATCGTGCATTTGATGCCGACATACAGGGAGCTAAGACTAAGCTCGAACTGTTCTTGAATCAGATGGAAGATCGCCGTGCCGCTGCGGAACAAGCAGCGGATAAAGAACTAGCTTATGCACAACTAGCGGCTGAATTCTTGCAGGCTAAGGCCGATGTGCAAAAAGAAATTATGGGTGATGCTGGGTTTGATATGGCTAGCAGCGAGGAAGAGGTTAATGCTGCTATAGATAGGCTTGAGGTTATGACCGTTGAATTTACTCAGATGTTAGAAAGAGCGGGTATAAACGACTTTGAGGAAGACATTCAAAGGCGTGCAGGCGTATTAAGCGGTAGTGGCGGTGGTGGAACCCCAGACGGTATAAACTTAAATCCTGATTTAACAGCTCTTGTGAACAAACTAGCGCAGTAAGTTCGTATGCCAGTAGTATCCAGAGAAAAGGTTTTTCGTGCGTACCGTAATGCTCTAGCTACTGGAGATACAGAAGCTGTAACCGCGCTAAGAGCTGTTTTAGCGGGGCGCACTACTCCTCGCCCTACTCCTGCATCACGAGAAACCGGCATATTCGAGGACATTACCTCTGGATTCGGTGCGGGTGTTGTCGGTGTAGGTGAGATGGCTGCACTCGGTCTCGCTGCGCCACTGGAAGAAGAAAGCGAACTAGCTGCAAGAGAGAAGATACAGTCTATTGCTGAGTCCTTCCGCCCTGAAGGTGGAGACCCAGAATCTGTTACTTACAAACTAAGCTCCGCGCTTGGTTCCATCGCTGGTCTTGCTTCTATACCTGTTGCCGCTGGTATAGCTGGTGCCCCCGGCACGGCTGCTCTAGGTCTTGGCGCGTTAGCTGCTGGTGCTGCCGGTACTGGTGAGGCAAGTGAGCGTGCTCGTGCTGCCGGTGCCACGGAACAAGAACGCGGCGAAGCCGCCCTACGGGGCACAGCAATCGGTTTGCTAGATATTCTACCCGTTGCGAAAGTAGTTAAGTTCGCTGACCTACCTACTCTAAACAAGCTCATTGACAAGATACCGCCTGAGAAAGTCGAGACCATTGGCGAGCGCATCTACAGCGCAGGTGTGACAGGCGGATTTGAAGGTGCGCAAGAAGCTGCATCTAACGTCTTACAGAACTTGAACGAACAGGAGTACAACGCTGCTGCTGAGACGTTTGGCGGTACCGCAGAAGAAGCCGCACTAGGCGGTGGAGCAGGTGCCATCTTGCAGGGACTTGTTGATCTATTTGCTCCGCGAAAAGCAGGTAAGACTGTTGGCGATGCCGTTGAAGAAGCTGACGTACCGGCAGGCACCCAAATAGAACTGTTCGATGACGCAGAAAGACGTACTCCTAAGATAGATGAAGTCATAGACGACATAGATCAGGAAGAGCGAGACAGACTGTTTGAGGGGGAACGTGCCGCTGAAGTAAGCCCTGACCAGTTACCGCTGCCGGGGCTAGAGCCAGAACGTGTTGGGCCGCAGTTACAAGGGTTGCCCGCACCAGAAGGTGAGACCATTGCTGGTGAGACGTTAGCTGTAACGCCGGAAGGCGAGGCACTAGGCAGAGAAGAGCAAAGAGAGCGCCTAGCTAGGCGTACTAGAGAACAAAGCATTACTGAAGAGCCAGTATCTGATGAAGTAAGAACGGGCCGCGAACGTGCTGAGATTGCCCAACGGGAACAGCCCGATCTGTTTCCGACCGAACTTGCTGTAGCAGAAGAAGCCGCAGTAGCGCCAGAAGCTGCACCTGCGCTTGAAACACGTCCTGTCACAGAAGAAGACCTTACTACCGCCGGTTTCGCGCCGAATGCTGCCGTACGTAAACGTGTTATAGGTAAAGACTTAGACGACCCAGAAGTTCGGGTTGAGCTAACTAACGAAGCTAACCGTCTAAAGTCTCAAAAGGTTCGGCGTGGTGTTACCCGATTGCTAGAAGGAGTGCCAAGTGAGCAACGTGATCTACCTACCCCGCGCAAAAGAGAACCTGTCGCAGCAAGAAGTGGAACAGGCGATGCAGTTGATATATCAGGCGTGGAGCCTACAGCAGTCGGTGAAGATACCGCCATCGCTGCTGTGCCTGACGGACGAGCAGTGGGAGATGTTGGAAGAAGCGTTGGACAGCCTGCTGCTGGAGCAAGAAAACAGCGTGGTGCACTAGCTCGAAAGGTTACTTCGGCAGTAGCCAAGGTTAACGCAGCCCGAACTGAAGTAACTAAAGCCGAAGAAGCTGTAACAACAAAGCCAACGCAGGCTAACCAACGCAAGCTGGCGCGTGCCGAGAAGAAGCTAGAGAAAGCTACTGAAGAAGGTGTAAAAGCCAACGAGCAGCTTGCCGATATAGGCGAAGAAGTCATACCTCAAGAGACTGTAGAGGCTCAACGCCGTGCAGAGCGGGCTATGCCAGCCACTGCCGCAGCCACACCAGCTACCGTAGAAGAGGTTTTGGCGAAGGAACCTACACCCGCCCCGGCAGAACCCACTGTAGAAGAACCTGCGGCGGACGTAGATTTACGTGCCCCAGAGGAAAAGACTGCCGACAAACAAAGCCTCCTAGCCGAACGCCGTGCAGAAAGAGACAGGCTCGTAAAAGAAGAAGGTCTCAGTAAAGCAGACGCTATGCGTGTTGCATCCGAACAAGTCCTCAACGCACCTCCGAGAGACTACACCGAGGTGTTGGATGCTTCGCTGCCTGACACTGTAAAGCGTGCGGTACGTAACAACGAACTACGTCGAGCCTTACTAGAACTAGCTAACAAGTCAGGAGATAAATTTATATCTCGCGTAGCAAAGAAGCTGTCTGACTTTACTGGTGATACTAAAATAATGATCGTACCCCCAAGCCAGTTGGGTACGGTAGATGGTAGGCAAGTTGACGGGCGGTTTATAACCGCAGACAACACAATCGTACTGAACAAGGACTACACAGATGTGTACGTGCTACTGCACGAAATGGCGCACGCTGCAACGATCAACACTCTGAAGAATCCGTCACATCCGACTACCAAGAAGTTGATGAAGCTGCATGAGGCTAGCAAAGAGTACCTACGTAACTCTTATGGGTCTAAGAACGTAGCAGAGTTTGTCGCTGAAGCCTTTACTAACCCCACCTTCCAAGGTGAGCTAGCTCGAATCAACCCAGACGGTAGGCCGCTTAGTGTCTGGCAAGAATTCATCCGCGTGGTATCTAACTTCCTTGGGTTGGGTAAAGAACGTGGTACTGCACAGCGCGAAGCTCAACAGTTAATCGAAGACATACTGGCACCTGCCGCCAAGCACCGTGGCGCTCCTTTGTTAGCATCTATGACTGATCCTGCTGGCGTACGTAGAGTAGAGAAAAGACTCAAGGATGCCCTACCTAAAGGGCCGATAGCGCGTGCGAAAGAAAGAATAGTTGGCGAGTACGGCGCACTCACAGCAGGGCAGAAAAACACCGGACTAAAACGTAAAATACTTGGCTTCTTACCGAATAATGCTGTTGAAGTGGAGCTTGAAAGGGCGGGGGTAGTCGGTGTTGATAAAGTTTTTGCTGCCATAGAAAACCAACGTGGTGGCCTAACTACCGCAGAGCAGGCGGTCAGAAACAGCCTACAACCCATACGCGAGTGGGCTGCTAAACAGTCTGGAGAAACGGTTAAAGCGTGGAATAACTTAATCTACGACAGCACCGTTGACCAAGTAGACCCAGAGCTGACGCCACAGCAGGCACAAAAACGCTACGGCACGGAACCCGTAGACGGTACAAAACAGTTAAAGATAGACCGCTATAAAGAACTGCGAGCGATCTATAACAGTAAGACGGTTGGTGCCGGAGGTAGGGAAAACTACACCGCTCTGCGTAAGCTGTATAAAGATCAGTACGACCAGCTTAATGACACGTTGCAAAACCGCATCGACGGGCTACCCATAGCAGAACAAGCGAAGACCAACCTCAAGAACGGTCTATACGCTAAGATGTTAGAGGCGACTAAGCTGGAACCATACTTCCCG